AAATAATCCTGTAAATGCACTTGTCGTGGTAACTGAATTTTGCTTTTGCACACCTCTCATTTGCATGCACATGTGGCAACATTCAATTACAACGGCAACACCTTTTGGTTCTAATGTTCTTTGAATACAATCCCTAATTTCAATTGTTAGGCGTTCTTGTACTTGCAATCTACGAGAATAGGCATCAATAACGCGTGGAATTTTACTCAAGCCAACAATTTTACCATTTGGAATGTATGCTACATGCGCTTTCCCAAAAAAGGGAAGCATGTGATGTTCACAAAGCGAATAAATATCTATATTTTTCACTAAAACCATTTCGGAATATTCTTCGTGAAATACAGCTTGATTTATTAAATCATCTGGATTTATGTTATAACCAC